TATGTGTTGTTCCGTTGTTATGGAAATTGATATTTCCCCTGTAGTTTCCGGTACTTGCTCCATCTGGTATATCTGCAGTTGTCATGGTATCTGTGATCTGAATCCTTCCGAAATGACTTCCTACCAATTGCGGTATATCTACTGCGTTTGGTTCCGGATCATTACCCCATAATCCCTCAATATATCCCCTGTATCTTTTCCCAATCCTCATTACTCTTTCATGGAATTGTTGTAGTACTTGGTATAATCTTAATTGACGTATTGTAGCGTTTGTTTCTAAAACTACAGGTTGATCACCTCCTAATTCTGTGAGTACTCCTGTTCCTACACCTAATGCTGCATCTGTTGGTACTGTTCCATCCGGATTAAGTACTCTTTGTGTTTTGAATGTTCCATCTTCTTCTAATCCCAGACTTGGAATTAGTATTGCATCTCCGTCTTGTGGCTGTGGTCTAGCTGTGGTGAAATAGTCTTTTTCAAAGTGAGCGAAGAATGGAGCATGGTTTATAATTGGGTTTAAACCTCCTCCTGTTGGGGCCCAACTTACATACGTTATACCATTTAGTACTTGCGCTACTCCGTCGAAGTTATTTGTATTGTCACCATCATCCAGGTTACCGAATTGTGGCTCTTCCCATTGTGGATTTCTATAGTATTCATCATAACACGCAAGGTACATACTTAGTGCGAAAGCACTACCTGGAATACTCATTTGCTTGTTTCCGTCCTCCCTGTCTTTTGTATCATAAGGAAATCCTAAATAGTTCTCTATTGGGTAACTACATCCTGGATATAATTGGCTACCACTACTGCTACTATATCCGTCACCGTTTATATTTAGATTTGTTACCGGTAATTCTAGGTCCTCTCCCATTATGAACCCTTGCCATCCTCTTTTTTGTGGTGATGTTGTAGGATCTTGATTTCCTTGCCACATTAATTTGTATGGCATATAAAACCAGTCCGCTCTCATTGTTCCGATTTGTTGTATCGGGAAATACATTCCCGGGAACCGGAATTGGTATTCTCCATCTATCTCCCACTCATCACCCGGGAGACATTCTTCGTAGTGTATTGGATAGTATCTTCCAAAGCACATTTGTGTTTTTATCTCATGGCTTAGGTTGAATAGTGATTTATTGACATTCTTTTTTTGTAAGTTGTCGAATTGCGACTGTCTATAGTTTTTCATTGAATTTCCATTTTTGTTTTTATATACATGATTTCTTCTTCAAGTTGTTTTAGTCTGAACTCCATTAGTTTTAGAGTTTCTTCATAGTCTATGTATTTCATGGATTATTGATTTTTGCGAATTGTTCTTTACCGATTTCTTTCATTCGTTCCTGGACCTTCCTTTCTATTTCTTGTTCGTGCTGTCGTTGTTTTCGTGCGTTGTCTACTTGTTCCAGGTTGCTTTGTATTTCCCTTATCTTTTCCCCATTCTTTTTAATTGCTTCCCTTTGCTCGACGGTACTCATTTTCATAAACGCGTCCATATTTTCATTAAGTGTGTATGCTTCTTTTCCGAAGATCTGCCCTTCTAATGTCCGGTTATTTAGTCGGTTTTTGATATCTCTTCCGGTTAATCCCCTTCCTGGGATTATCTTTAGTTTAGTGTTTGTTTGCATTTTTGTTTGGATTTTTTGATTGAATAATTCTCATTAACCATCCTCCTATAAATGTGAGGATGTACGTAATGATTTCACCGATTTGGGTAAGTTCACCCGGTTGCAATGGTTGTTCCATGTTTATGATTATTTGAATATGTTACTCATTGTACCCAGGTTTAGGCTTGATTCCCTGGGTGTGAATAGTTGTAGATACATTAGGTCCGCCGGTGTGAATCTATCCCATTCATTTCCTCTGTAACTTGCGTCTGCTCTTGCTCTAACTTTGTAGTAGCTTTTTGCGCTTTCTGTTTCCAGGTTTTTTAATACCAATCCTAATTGGTTACTCTCTACGTTTTGTCCTGATATTGCTGCGTGATTTATTGCGCTTGTTACTTGAGCCATTTTTGTCATCCTTAGTATCTCTCCTTGAATCGCGCTAATTTCGTTTGCGTTCTTTAGTCCTGTGTTCCTTCTGATTAAGTTAGTGAACTCTGCGCTGCTCATTCTACCTTGCCATTGTGCTAATATGGCTTTTATTTTGGCATCACTTACCAGGATTCCATTTTGTACTAAGCTGTTTGCTGTGTCTGCTGCTATTTTTGCGGTCTCTTTTTGTGATCTTAAGAAGGCTTGGCCCTTCTCTATTGGCATCCACTTGTTTACTAGCTCTGCTGCTTTTGCTGCTTGTGCTGCGCTGTTCATTTCATTCATCATGTTTGCCCCTTGATTTGTTGGCTCGAAGTTTCCTGCAGGATTTAGTTTGTTTTTTGCTTCTCCTGCTGCTATGTCTGCTACTGTCCTTGCGGCTCTAAGTTCTTGTTGCATTATCTCTAGCTTCTTCCTGTCTATACTCCTGGTGATACTTGCTCCGAGGTTTTGCGTTGCTTGTCCTGTTCCCAGGTCGCTTACTTTTGTGCTTACTCCTCCTCCGGCTGTTATGTTGCTTCCTGCTGCTAGTGGTAGTCCTGCTTCTTGTAATCTTTTCACCTGTCTTGCTGGTGAGTTGTATAGTCTTGCTTTTCTTTCATTGATTCCAGCTAGTATGTTTGAGGCTATGCCTCCTACGATAGGGATTGCTGGGCTTATGTCTTGCAGGAATCTTCCGAACCCTCCCCCTGCTCTTGGAGCGCTGCTCCCTCCGTTGTTGTTTGTCCACGTTGTATTTCCGAATAGTCCCATTGTTTTAGATTTTGAGTTTTTAAATTTGGGGGCTTGGTATTTACCCTCTCGTCTACCGAATGACGATTAAGTTTCTGAATCGTACCCCCTCATCTTTTTGGTTAACCTTTATTTCTCTTGACTAATAAAGGTTTATTGACGAATAGTCTCTTTTTTGCCGTTTTTATTGAGTTCTCTCCATTCCTCCATACTCTTGTAATAGTTCTCTGAAACCTCTTTTAATTTGGCTGCTATGGACTGTATTCCACTCTCTATGCTTATACCTAGTTCCTTACATAGTATCTCCATCAGCACCCTTATAGTCTCAAATTTATCATTATTTCTGATAATTTCATCCATTTTTTCAGTTGGCGGTATTATTTCTGCATTTTCTATGTCGTTGTTAAGATTCCCCTGGGTCTGCTCTGCGACGAACTTTAGATTTTTGGCGTTTGACGAACTGCCTTCTGGCTGTTTCTTGCCTCCGGTTGTATTCATCCTCTCCGAGTTGTTTAATTTGATCTCTTTCATTTTGTTCAATGTTGTTTTTTATGATTGGAATTTGTTTCTCTCTTTCAACCTTACTGAATAGTTTTTCTCTATAAAATCTACTCATTGGTATTTTTGTATCTCCTACACTTGACGTATAAAGTACGTCCAGGTTTTTTTTATGCCATGATTTCATTTTTTCCACGTATCCTAGACCTATGCCTTTACTCATTATACTGAACTCCGGTGTTACGTTTTTTGGTGTGATGTTGTATATTCTTTTATGTAGATACTTTATAACATATCCTATTGCTTGGCTAGATCTTGGGATTTGTATATCCACTTCACCATATTCCCAATTATCAATGATCGCTTTTTTCGAACAGTTGTACATGACCAGGTGGTAGTGTGGTCGCTTGCGCTCGGTTCCGTACTCTCCAACTGCGTAGTACCTAATGTTTTCATATCGCAAATTACACTTGAAGTAGTGGTCTTCAAATATTCCATATTCGGGATCATTATCTTTGTCATATCGAAGCTTCTTGAGGAATTGTTGGACGTGTTCCTTTTTGAGTTCCATTTTTCCATATCTATTGATTGGTACATGATAATTATTGTATGTGAGTGTGACGAAATATGTAACCTTACTGTTTATTCTTTCATTGTCTAACCTGAATGTCCATTCCTGTATTTTTCTGTTTATGCATGCTGCGCATTTTCCGCATGGTAGTATTACTTCGCTTATCCATTGATTCTCGTAAACTGACCATATAGGCTCCTTTAGTTTCTTTTTGAATTGCTCGAAGCATTTCATTTATTCTTTTTTTGTCTGTGTAATAGAAATATCTACTTGTCCGGAAGTCATTTGTAAACCATTTCCAGTGTAATCTTCTTTTTTTTATTCCATCTAGTAAGTTTGTTTGCATCTCCAACGGCGCGTTAATAGCAGGCCATTTCGGCCGCGAGGTAATCGCAAGCCGCACTTTAAGCGTTAGGTTTTCTTTCGACCTTTTGGGAGAATTGGGTACTCATCGATATTACCTGACTTTCCCCATTTCAACCTGAACCCCTTTTACATTATTTGTTTACCTGGTGTGCTGAAATATGGTAAGCATCTTTGTACTTTCAGCGTGAGGTATATATGTGCCCATATTGTACTATCCAGGTATGTACTGTTTCCTGATTTTATAGGCTGCGCGTTGAAAATATCAACTTCTCTGATTCCGTTTCCTAGTGCTTGATTACTATGGCCTAGCATGAATCCTGCTACATCTATACTTTGATAGTCGCTTAATATACCTCTCGGTTTACTTCCCATGTAGAAACTATCGTATATATTGGAAGTATTAAATACCCGGTTTACTCTTGTTTTATATTCTGCGAATCTGTCCTGGTACCCTATTGTATCATCCTGGCTTCCGAGGTCTGCTCCTGCTACACTCCACACTCTATTATCTCCAATCGCGAATAGTTCTTTCCTCTTTATTTCTTGATCTCCTATTCCGCTAAACATATCTAGTGCAAAGTCTGTATTAACCTCTCTTGTCCATTTTCTTTCTATCTGTTGTCCATAACTTGTGTTTGGCATTACGTTAAGGATGCACATTAACAATCCGTAGTCCTGGCAGAAGTATCTATGTGTTGTTCCGTTGTTATGGAAATTGATATTTCCCCTGTAGTTTCCGGTACTTGCTCCATCTGGTATATCTGCAGTTGTCATGGTATCTGTGATCTGAATCCTTCCGAAATGACTTCC